AGAAGAAGCTCAAGGAATGGTGCCTAAAGGCGGTCGCATCTGAGAAGGATGATATCGAGATCGAACTCAGATGCCCGGAGGCGGATTCTAGGGGTAAGTTTGGTCGTGTCCTCGCAGAGGTTTGGATCTGTGAAGATGACGTGTGGACTAATGTGAACAAGTGGTTGGTTGATAATCACTACGCGGTGCCATACGGTGCGCAAAACAAATCCGAGGTTGAGGGACTTCACATGGCCAACCGGGAGAAGGTTAGGGATCAACTGTAGGTATAAAGGTTACAGTGGTTGTATAAACAACGATGAAGAGTGACCAAGAATATATCAAAATGTGTAAGGCAATTGTATCTTGGGCTTCTTCAAAACCAAAATTTAATGATAGTGTATTTCAAGGTATCCTGGATTTTTACCATAATGCACACAACTATTCAAACCATCCTGCTATCACGGATAGACAAAAATATGCAATCGAAAAGGTGATTCGTTCATTTCGGGTTATATATTAATTGTCTAATCCACAAATTACAAATCCATTTTTCACCAGACTTTACAGGTTTCCCACCGTGTAAAGCCTTGGATGTATCCAACCCGTAACTATCGAGCGTGTGAAAAAATAGCGCATCACCAGCATTTAATTTATACGATTTTCTTACATTCGGGAACTCAGTTTCACCACCCTCGTAATCATCTGTGAGAGCCAATATGAATGTGTAGAGCCTACTATTCTCATCCCCTATAAAAGCATCTTGGTGAGGCTTGTAATGACCACCCTCCACGTAACGAAGAACTTGCAACTGTTCACAATGATCGATAGTTTTGTTAACATGCCCGACGCATCGCTCCATCACGGACCTAACAATTGGATCTGTCTTCTGAAGCCACGCTGTCTGGCTTTGACGGACCTCTTTATTTACAATACCATTTGTATCGACGAGTGAGTCTGATAACCTCCCACTCGCCTCTTTGATGATATGTTGTCGTTCCTCAGGTGATAGAAAGCCTTCGAAAACTTTAGGGCTTCTGTACACTGGTAATAAATACAATACCAATAGTATCAAAACCAGTAACACTATCATGCTATTGTAATCCTATATATTTATATTCTTTGGTAATTTACAATTGTATCGTTTTCTAATATCTGAAAGCACCTCGTTGCTGTAGTCCATAATTCCCTGTAAGATTGCTTCATGGGAATCATTTTTACTTGGATCGATTATATACTGCCTCAACACATCACCCCCCGTGTGAACGATCATTTCATATATATTAACGATATCCCCGACTTTATCTGCAAACTTTTCTTGTCGCTGTAGGACGTTTTTAAAGTCTTCTTCAGACATTTCGTTAAGCATGTATCCTATTCTAAAATGCATATTATCTGGGGGTCGTGTATCCATGTATGTTATTAACCTATCAGTTTCAAAGATGATCATCGCGTACTGTAGTATTTTGGTTGATGCGAGTTTTTCTCTAAGTTCTCTAAAGGAGGGTATCCCACCACATGGGATATCACCGTGCTCCCTAGATGTATGGGCATTACGTTTGAACTGTATGAAGTGAGGATTGTGAATCCTCCCAGTGTCCATTTCACCAGTTCTCCAATCAAATACACAGTGACAAGATGTGCACCACATTTGTGCGCATCCATCTGTTCTATGAATTAAAATTCCACATTTGGGACATGGTTTACTATCTCTTTTAATCAACTCCATAGTCTTGACAGTATCAGGATCACATACGTGGTCGTCATGTTTCACATCGTTACATTCTTCACAAAAGTAATTCGTACACAATCCACAATACCAATTTTCACTCAAGAATCCTTTACAGTTATCAGTCGGGCATTTGTGGACAAACTTTCTGGCTTCAATAGTAGATGATTGAGCCCCCTGTCGTAATATTTCTAGGTGTCTATATATATTCTCCATGCTCCTGTAAATTGATAGTATTTCTGGGTGATCACGTAAATTTATGATATTCTCCTGTGATCTAAAATGTATGGTGTGTAGTTCGATGAGTCTCTGTTTTTGGGATTGTAACATTTTATTCAATCTTCTCATGCTCAATATTCGCTCTACTTCGGGTTGCGTTTCGGGCATTAATAGTTTTTCACGCTCAAATAATGCATTTTCACGATGTTTTCTATATTTTGTACTCCTGAAGTATCTTGTGCAAAATGAATCTACAAATTCACGGTTCCATTTTGTATTACAATTCATACAATGTGGATCTTTAACAGATGACATGATGTAGATTTGGCAACAGTTTTTACAAACAGTATAGTCACAGTATAAACACTCAACCTTTTTGTTTTTCAATTTGTTGAATTTTTCACAACACACTTGACAATCATCCATCTAACTTAAACGGAGTTCAACTCTTTAAATTATTTAGAGAAATAATTTGAAGATAATATACAATGCCCCCCGCTATTGGGATCGATTTGGGCACCACGTATTCGTGTGTTGGTATATGGCAAAATGACCGCGTAGAAATTTTACCCAATGATCAAGGTAATAGAACTACACCTTCATATGTCGCGTTCACTGATAATGAACGATTAGTCGGGGATGCCGCTAAAAATCAGACAGCTGTGAACCCAACGAACACAGTCTTTGATGCGAAACGATTAATCGGTCGTAAGTTCTCCGATGAGATCATTCAAGAGGATATGAAAGACTTGTCCTACAAGGTTGTATCTGGTAAAGCTGGTAAGGCTACGATTGAAATTGAGTTCAAAGGGGAAACGAAACGTTTCGAACCAGAGGAGATTTCCTCTATGGTGCTCACTAAGATGAAAGAAGTTGCTGAATCTTTCACGGGTAAAAAAGTAACAGACGCAGTCGTTACGGTTCCCGCGTATTTCAATGACGCGCAACGACAAGCGACCAAGGACGCTGCTTCTATCGCTGGTCTAAACTGTCTACGTATCATCAATGAACCTACGGCAGCTGCCATTGCCTACGGTTTGGATAAGGATAAGTCCAAAGAAATGACGGTTCTCATCTTCGATCTCGGTGGTGGGACATTTGATGTGTCACTTCTAAACATCGAAGAAGGAATCTTCGAGGTGAAAGCGACCGCTGGTGATACTCATTTGGGTGGTGAGGATTTTGACACTCGCCTCGTCAGACACTTCATCCAAGAATTCAAGCGCAAAACCAAAAAAGATATCAGTGAAAATCCACGCGCTTTACGAAGACTGCGAACCGCGTGTGAGAGAGCTAAGCGCACTCTGTCGTCAACCACTCAGACCACTGTGGAAATCGACTCACTGTATGAAGGTGTTGATTTTTACACGTCCATCACACGTGCTCGGTTCGAGGAACTCAATGTAGACCTGTTCAGAAAGTGTATGGAACCAGTGGAGAAAGTTCTGAGGGATTCAAAGATAGACAAAGCATCTGTCGATGAAGTTGTATTGGTTGGTGGTTCCACGAGAATCCCAAAAATTCAGCAAATGCTTTCGAATTTTTTCAACGGCAAAGAGTTGAACAAAACTATTAACCCCGATGAAGCTGTTGCATACGGCGCCGCAGTCCAAGCTGCTATTCTGTCTGGGGAAGAGGGGGGTAACGTTCAAGATCTACTCTTGTTGGATGTGGCACCTGTTTCTCTAGGTCTCGAGACTGCGGGTGGAATCATGACCAAAATTGTTGAACGGAACACTACTATTCCCACTAAGAAGGAACAAGTATTTTCAACGTATTCCGATAATCAAACCACAGTGAGTATTCAGGTATATGAAGGTGAAAGGGCCAAGGCCCAAGATAACAACTTACTTGGTAAGTTTGATTTGAATGGTATACCTCCCGCACCGAGGGGGGCTCCCCAGATTTCTGTTACATTTGATATCGATGCGGATGGTATTCTAAATGTGTCCGCAGAAGATAAAGCTTCTGGAAAATCAGAAAAGATTGTAATCACGAATGATAAGGGTAGATTGTCCAAGGATGATATTGAACGCATGTGCAACGATGCTGATAAATACAAGGAGGAGGATGAAGCGTATTTAAAAAAGGTGCAATCTTTGAACCAATTTGAGGCTACGGTGTATAGCGCTCGGTCTAGGGTTGAGGATGAGACGTGCACTCTGAGTGAGGTGGATAAGACTAAAATTAAGGAAAAGGCTGAGGAAATGATATCTTGGATAGATAACAATAAAACTGCAGAATGTGACGAAATAGAGGAAAAGTCTAGTGAATTTATGGGTGTATGTGTCCCGTTATACGCAGAAGAGGCCAAATCCGAAAAAAATGATGGACCGGTCATAGATGAAATGGATTAAAACTTATCCACAAAACTACCCACAATATCTAACATGTCATCCCTACCATGAATACTTTGAATAAAAAACATTGTCATTTCAGCTTGACCATATGACAAGTATGTATCCCGATACTTTTCATATATAGACGCGAGATCATCTAGGTTGTCACCACACCACTCCTCCAGATCCTTTTCTGTCATGTCTCTATGAAGACCCTTTTCGATGAAATCGACAACCTCGTCGCTGAGAGGCATGTCGGTAATCACGGTGCAGTCGTCGTCGGGATGATTCATTTTTAGATACATTTTTACCTTTTTGGGGTTTACTTAGGTTCCCTTTTCATTCTTTAACATTTTTCTAGCTTCCGTGTTTATTTTCGATGGGCTAAGTCGTGGATTCTTCTTCTTTACTACCTTTTTCAATTCTTTTAACCTTTCTTTGTTATCGACACGGCGTTCAGACCGTGGTCGGGTGTTTCCAATCGTATTTTTCGTGAGTAGCTTACCAAAACCACTCAATTTGTTTACGTTATTTTGCGTCTTTGGTGCGAATTTCCTAGACAATTTTACACGTTCCGCACCCGTGGCTTGACTAATTGCCACTTTTTGGGACGCTATTTTCACTGCATTCATGACCCGTTTCTCCTTATTTTTTTGGACGAGACCTCTAAATGAAGGCTTGTTGGGCTTGGGTGTGTTAGGGGGTTTAGGTGTCTCAGCTGCTCTACCACCAAGGGGTGTAAGCTTCGTCAACTTCTTCTTAAGCATCGCTTTATCTATAGCATTATTGAGGAGACCCTTCTTCTTTGTGTTTGCCTTGATGTTCGGCTGTTTGTTTAGTTCTTCAGAAGCGTTGAATGGTTTTTTCTCAAATTCGGGATTGTTGATAACTTTGAATTCGTTATTGATAACTGTCTTCTTGGGTTTGATGTTATTTTCGGTGTTTGAGTTGGAGTTGTTGTAAATTGGTTTTGCACCAATCAATTTTTTCTTAAGATTATTTATTCGTCTAATATTCGCACCCGTCTTTTTTAAAGACGCCAAAGTGCCGATTTTACCCACAGCCTTTTTCCTGTCCTTGTTTTCTTTCCTTTGAACCCTTTCAGAGGCTTGATTTATAATTTCCCAAACCCCTATATCAGATTGGTTCTTACTCTTATTCCACTTGTTCATGAGCTCGTCAACATCATTTTTTGTGAGACCCTTGACCCTCTCGATTTGACGTTTCACATTATCACGGCGGAACTTCTTCTTGGTGTTTTCATTCACAGCCTTTTTCTCTTCGTTGGGATTCTGATTTATCTTGTTCATTTTTGGTTGGGATCGCCAAGGACGTAATGGTCTCCCGAGTGCTTTGTTATTGTAAACTGGTTCAAATTTATTAGATACATTTGGTTTGTTAGGTAATTCGAGTACATTTGATTTGTTAGACACATTTGGTTTGTTAGGTAATTCGAGTACATTTGATTTGTTAGACACATCTGACCTGGCTTCAAATTTCTTGATAATATTTTCCATCTTTTGGATTTGTGTCTCTTTTGAGGTTGTATTGCTCTCGTAAACGTTCTTAAATTCTACAAACAACGCTTGATTTCCACCCTTCCTGTTTGGGTGAAGTTTTAAGACACCCTGTTTCTTCAACAATCTAAATTTTTCAGACAAATTGTTGTTTGGCTTCACATTGTTTGTCGTAACAGTGTTGGGTACCTTACTGTTGTTGGGTGCCTTTTTGTTGTTGGGTACCTTGTTGTTGTTTGGCTTCACATTGTTTGTCGTAACAGTGTTGGGTACCTTTTTGTTGTTGGGTACCTTGTTGTTGTTTGGCTTCACAATGTTTGTCGTAACAGTGTTGGGTACCTTGTTGTTGTTTGTCGTCACGGTGTTGTTGACCTTCACAGCGTTTGAGTTGGAATTTGGGGTTTTCGTATCCTGTCGTATTTTCTTGAATTTATTCATAAAGCCCCTAGAACCCTTGGGAACATTGTTTTTAGGGACTGTATTCTGACGTGTTTCCTCCTCATTAGACTCTTCTTTCATACGCTTTAGGTTTAGCTTGCCTTGTACAATTTTTTGAGCATTCTCCAATATCGCGTTGTAGTTTTCTGGTTTGATATACACTACCTTACGCTTCACAAACCTGGAAGGTTTGCCTTGTTCAAGGGTGTTTCTAACTTTTCGATCTTTAGTGACCTTATTCATTAGTGCCTGTTTATTGACAGTGTTTGGTGGTTCACCAGCTGCAAATGCAAGAAGGTATGTCTTATCTACATCAGGAATCGTGAGTAAATTTTTCTCAACCAAAGCTTTTTGTGCCTTGTTCAGTTCTGCTTGATAATTCTCTGGTCTAATGTATTTGACTTTTGGCTTACCAAACATAGAAGGCTTGACCTTTGCGAGAATGTTGCGAACGTTTCGGTCTTGCCGCACTTTATTCGCGAATGCTTGTTTATTGATAGTATTCAGAGCTTTACCGTTAGCAAAAGCCTTTACATATTCTTGAGAAATGTCGTTTGTAGAAAGCTCTTTCAATAGTTTTGAATTTGCTTCATCAGCCATCTTTTTCGTACGCTTGTTTTCAAGTTCCTTTTTCGTGGCATTGTAATTCGCTGGATTTACAAATGCAATACTCCTCTTACCCATGAACTGGGGGTTAACTTCATTGCGGAGATTACTGATAATCTTGTCTTTCGCAACCTTGTTGAGAAGGGCATTCTTATTGACATTATTAATAGACTTGTTTCCTTTGAAAGCTGTGAGATATTTTCGGTCTACATTGGGTAATTTTAGTAAATTTCTCTCAATGTTCGCAACTCGTTTAAGTTCTTCTTGACGCACCCTTATATTTTCTTGAGCTTCCTCACGCTTTTTAGCTTCCATCTCTTCCTTCTCAGCCTTCTTACGATTTTCCTCATTTCGTCGAGGTTGATTGTTAGTGTTGACTGCGTTATTGACTAAGTTGTTGACCACGTTATTGACCACGTTGTTGTTGGGCTTCACAGTGTTGTTGGGCTTCACAGTGTTGTTGGGCTTCACAGTGTTGTTGGGCTTCACAGGGGCTATAGGAGTCACTGGCTTCAAGGGAAGGGGTTTGGGAAGGGTTCCTTGTCCTCCGGGGAATGGGACACGTGAACCCTCGTTCTTATAATATCCCAAACCCTTGTTACCAGTTTTGAATGCGAAACCATCTGGAATTTTCCTTTTATTAAATGTATTAGCTTCAATAAAATTGGTATCATCACCAAGTGGACCTTTTCCCTTGAGAAACTTTGGTTTATTTCTCTCAAAAATATTACCAAATTTGGGCTGTCTCGAATTGGAACTCGAACCACTCTTTTTAAGAAAGTCTGGTTTGGGTTGACTCTTAAAAATACTCTCCTTTGGAAATTTGATACCATTGTTGAGACTCTCATTAGAGTTGTTCCTCCTCTCGTTGGAGTTGTTCCAATTGTTGAGACTGTTATTCCCTTCATTGCCATTGTTCCTCCTCTCGTTGGAGTTGTTCCTCCTCTCGTTGGACTTGTTCCCATTGTTGAGACTCTCGATGGACTTGTTCCCATTGTTGAGACTCTCGTTGGAGTTGTTCCCATTGTTGAGACTCTCGTTGGTGTTTCTTACTTCATTCACATTCATGGCAGAGTTTATATCATTCCTGTCATTCGACAGCTTAGCTTTCCTAGTAGTGGGACGCGTGGAAGATAACTTGATGGGTTCAGAAACTTTCAAGTGTCTCAATCTCTTCCCAATTGCTGTAATCAAATCTGCTTTGGTTTTCTTATCGATATCCCCCAATTTCACCTTACGAGCAAGTTTCTTTATTTCACCGAGCTTCGTTGAGGAATGGAAAAGAAGTTCATAATCCCTAACAGATAAGGGTGACTTCCTATCTATCATATACGTCTTCTGTCTGTTCAAAACCAACGGTGGTAACGGTAATTTTTCATCCTGTATATTTTTGTAGACTTGACAAATTTCTGTTTTTGTCAGTTTAATATTCTCCCCAGTATTCAGCTTTATTAGCTTCCGAAGGGTGCTTAGATCCGCGTCTGGGTCACATGCATCTATCATATATATTAGACTGACAAAAAAGTATTAATTTAAAATGTATATCCGATGTTAAATAATTTCACTTTTTCTTCATAACTCATATTAAAATCAAATATATTCGTATCTCCTATGTTTATTTCTATTTCCTCTATTGGTTGGTCGTATTTTTCCCTATTAGATAACGCAGAACGGATCAGAGTTTCTACAAACTGTCTTGGTGTGTTTATATCTTCCTGGTAGATCCGACTGGCTACTATTTTCATACATGTAACTTCATACGGCCGTTTATCTAAGAATGGTGTCAATGGATATTCTTCTTTCATCCCACCATCTACATAAGTATTATTCATGTATTTTCCACATGAAAATATAAACGGAACCGCCATACTCATACACACTGCATCTATGACCTTCATATCGGGATGTGAATCTTTAGAAAAATACACAGTTTCTGAAGTATTCAAACAAAATGCCGCTATATATATTTTCATATCTATCTCACTAAATGTAGGGTCCGAACCACAAATATCAACCAGTTTCTTCCTTATTGGGTTGATATCAACGAAACCAAATTTAGTAAAGAATGAACCCAACTTGATCTTGACAAAATTGGAAATGTTGAGTGATATAGCCGTTTCCAGTATTTCATCCATGGACATTCCCATAGCCAAAAACAATGCCAGAATGGCACCAGCAGAAGAACCCGATATCTCCTTGATATCCACGAGTTTGGATTCCCTAGCTTTGAGACAACCAATCAGAGAATATATACCCATAGAGGCTGGTCCCAAAACGAGATACCTCATCTTCTTCCTATCTAATAGAACTGAGGAAATTGACGCCGCAATATCGCAAAGACAATCGCGAACACGATCGAATGCACTAACACGGCGGTTATACTCGTCTGCCCTGATTGGAACACACCCTTGCTCCCTGATGGTAGGGTGAGGAGAAGACCTGGGCTCAGAAGTAGGAATAGGGATGTGCTCACTAGGAGATCCGCCTTGGTCAACACCAAACCCATCGCCTTGGCTATGAGACTGTAGACGATAAAGAACACGAGAGCGTGGAAGAATGTGGCAGTTTTGTTTGTTTTTTGGTTTGTGAATGAAACCTTCTTCCCGTCTGTGGTTAATAGCACACCGGGACTCAAAGTTAAAAAAAGCGCCGCTGGAATGGCCACTCGTTGAGCAGTAAGGTTGGATAACATCTTAATATACACCCATATAATTTTCAGCGAAAGCCAAAAAGTCGTTGAAACCGGCACCCCTCATTATTTCTCCTCGAAGTCCATTTTGATGTAAGATACGTCCAAGGTTCTCCCAGACGTGAAAGAGGTGGTCTTCATAGTGAGATGACACTTTTTCAATAATAGGGTCATGTTCCACGAAACAGAATTCAACAAAGTCGATGAATTGTCCTGAGTGTTCGATGTGCGCGTCATACAACAATGTCTGCGCTGTGTTCCACATCATATGTAGTTCATCTGAGTATTCGACTTCCCAGTCTTCAATATTCAGAGGAGCGTTATCATTAATTTCTTCATCATCACTGGCATCGGGGTCATATCCAACTGTCGCTTCGTATACGTATTGACTCCAAACCATTGTGATTAGTTACTTACTTCTTTGGGGGGTTTATCTTTTATACCTGTTAATGAGATTGAAGTTGATTCTTTTGTTTTGAGATTATCCTTGATGGCATTTAAAGCTCCCTCGACTTTGGCTTCGTCACCAGAGAAGAAGGATAAAAGACCAACTTGGATGGCATCCTTATTAATTCCAGACGTGCGCACAGTCTTGCGCAAGTTAATTTTACCTTTCCTGAGGTTAATGGTATCAATGCCCTGATCAACCATGTGTTTCTTCACATTTTCTTTGAGTCTCTTCTCTTCCTGGTTGAGGATTTTGATATCAGATTTCGCATCAGACAGTTGTTTTGAAAGATCTACAAGTTTTGAGACAGTTTCAGACAGTTCGTTAGAAACACCACTCATTATTATTTATATGTATATCCTAATCTTTAAGCACACAACCCACGCTGCATGAGGTCGGGGACGATAGTGGAATTGTTCCAAACGAAAGGATTTTTGGGGTTGGGGGGATCCTTGCGAATCTGCTGATTGGCGTTACGGAGAGTGCCACCAATGGTTTCGGGCATACCAATTTGCTGACGAGGATCAAGGAAGTTCTGACCGGCGAGGACATCCTGTGGTGCGAACTGACCGAAGTCTTCCTCTGACGCGATCTCACGGGGGAGAAGAGAGGAGGCGAGACCACTACCCCTGTTCATACCACCAGAGCGTGCTTTGGATGGACCCGCGGCGGGGCCAGCGGCAACTGGTCCAACACCGACGGGCGCATACTCACGTTCAGTGATGGTGTAAGAAGATTTAGAGTTCAAGTTGAATAGAAGGAAGATAAGGACAGCTACGGCGACCAACATGATAATGTTTTGGTTACGACCTTTCAACATCGTTTATATACTATTAACAAATTTTTTTTACTGCTCGTCGTCATCCACAAAAGCATACTCCTCTGGGTAAGTGTCGATAATTGGCTCTGGGTGAACCCTGACCTGGACAAGATTCCAAGTGCAAGCGAAATTTTTCTTCGCGAACCAAAGTCCTGAAAATTCGAGGATGACATCACATACCTTGTCCTTCTGGAGAGTTTCAAAATCAACTGCCTCCTGCTGAGAATTGAAAACCTTCGTGACTTCGATTCGTTCACATGTCATATGATTATCAGTTGTGCTGGGTGTATACGCCCCCCTGATAACACCCTCTGACAATTTCTTACCGAACCAGTCTGCTGAATTTGCTTGGGCAGCTTCGACATTCTTGGCATCAATCGTGTTAATCTTATCGATGTTCAAATCAGACACTAGATCAAGGACAGTCTCGTCAGACACGTCAGAAATCTTGACACCATTCAACTGAATAAAAACTTTACGCTTATCATCGTTGCGAACCTTAACAAATCGCAGGCCGTCGTCACCTTTGGAGAGAGTATCAAAAATCATTTATATTATACATGGGGTCTATTTCTTTAACCCAACAAACGGTATAGCCGCTGCCTTGTCTAGAACTGGTTTTGGGACCCATTTGTTTCTCCTGGGTTTGTGGCCATACAATGTTTTACCCACATCAATTTTCTTTGGTAATTTTTTAGTGTTCTTCACCCTCAGATTCATCTCATTTTTTACATATGAGTTGTTAGTCACGTTTTTCCACTTCAGGTTTGTAAGGTTGAAACGCTTATTCCCTGAGCTATTTTCATAACCGTTAATCTTGACATTATTCGTAGAAGTCTTCAAACCATGAACCAATTGCTTGGATAATCGCTCTTCTGACGGTTTTGTGGTGTAGTTTTTATATTTATAAGGATTTATCTTTGAAGCCCTATTCATGGAGACGCGACCATCCTTTTTTGTAGCAGGCTTTCTCCTCACAATTTTACTATGAACACGTTTAAATATAGTTTCAATAGAATCAGATGCTTTTAAATTTTTGATAAAAAGTGACGACAACTTCAATAACCTTTGACGATCTTTATCTTTCTTTTCTGGACGTAGTTTTAGTTTTTGCATTAGATAGATGTCTTCTATGAGGAATTCTTTACTGGCGATGAATATCTTCTTATCATTTACCAGTTTACCAGTATCTAAATTGCGATACGTTACACCTCTTTGCCTAGATAGAACGACTTCATAACCAAACTCACTGGGACGCATAAAAGGAATATCCAAAATACCCCCTATGATGGTGTCTTCAATTTTACCAGTTTTTGCTGATAAATATTTGATATTTAGGTCCAAAGCGAAGAGTTCCACGTCTATGAAGACGTCACCCTTGTTTGGTTTATTATCCACTCTCATTTTCTTTTTCTTAATGAGTAAATACCTCCTAGTTACGTAAGGACCCTTCGTATTGAAGTTTATCCCCAAAAATTTAAAAATTTTGGGATATTGTTTTCGCATTGCCATGATTCTCTTCTTAATTCGTAAATTGAGCTTTTGTGCAACTTGACCGAGTTTATCCCACAAAATAAGTTTGACGGCTTGGAGTTTGCCAAAAAATTCGGGGTTTACGGACATACGGGGGACGAATTTTGCATCTATGTCACTCGTGACTATTCTGTTCTCGTAATCTGTGTAAAGATTGAACGCTTCACCACCACTTATTACTAGATCACCCATACTTTTCATATGTTCTGTGATTTCACTTACAGTTTGGAGAATTATGTCACGTATACTGTCAGTGACCAACACATACATGAGTTTATCAAAACTTTTGGATGAGTGCTTCGTCCGGACTTGTGTTCTGAACTTGTCTAAATCTCTCTGAAGATTACGATCGAAGTACTTTTTCAATTTTGGATCCCTAAAAAGTAAATTTTCATTCAGGAACTTATCCCTAGTGGGTTTTGAATAAATGTGATCGTCCATTATTATATTGGGATATAATAATATGGTCTGCAACGTCATCGATGAATGTAGATGTTACCAACTGAAGGGCAACATAAATCAATTCTGTGGGGTGCGCCGCGGTGAGAGAGTTGTGAGATGTCCAGATGACTGCTGCTTCGGTGGTTGTGTGTCGGATGGTTCTAGGGAACCCTTCAGGATTATCGACTTCAGTGACACGGTTAGTGCGAAAGGCCCAGACCCTGTTCAGGCTTACAACCACATATTATGGATCTTTATCGTTTTCTGTATCATCATAATCATAGACTTAAAGATTAGGGGTCTAAGAAAGATATAATGTCCCTCGAAGCTACCCAAACTTGCGACCAAAAACTCGAAGCTATCCACACCGAACTCTCTGCTCTTCGTAGTGACGTTAAAAACCTAGCCAAGCTTGTTCGTAAGGTGAAGAACACTCAGGAAGATCCAGATGGCGAGAAGGCCAAGAAGCGCGCTGAGAACAACGGATTCAATCGTAAGCAGGAAATTACACCTAAGTTGCGCGAATTTCTTGCGATTCCTGAAGATGATCTAATCTCTCGTTCTGAGGTGACTAAATTTATCAACAAGTATATCACTGAGAAGGGTCTCAAGCACCCTGAGAACGGTCGTCAAATTGTCCTTGACGATAAGCTTCGCGACCTCCTCGCCCCTCCCGAAGGTGTCGTCGTGACCTACCTAAACCTTCAGAAGTATCTGTCTCCTCATTACATCAAGAAGGCTTAAAAAAGAAAAACATACTAATAATAACAACATGGTGAGCTTAATTGATAAGTCTCAAGTCGAACAAGTTGTTGGTACAAAAATAAAAAACCTAGGTTTGTACCAAAAAGCTTTTACACACAAGTCTGCCCTAAAAGAGTATGAAAATCTGACAGAGTCTTTTGAGACCCTAGAATTTATAGGTGATTCTGTTTTGGGATTTGTTATTACTAAATATCTATTTGATCGGTATGAAAATAAACAAGAAGGTTTCCTCACGAAGGCTCGGACAAAGCTCGTTCGTGGTGAAACATTGGCTCACATCGCTGGTTATTTGAAGCTCAATAAATACGTCATAATGGATGAAAAAGGGATGAGAAATTCGTGGAACACTAACACCAAAATCTTGGAAGATGTTTTTGAGGCCCTAATAGGTGCCATCTACATGGATATCGGTCTCATTCACGCGAAGGAATTTATTCTTCGGATTTACCAAGACCCTGCCATCATCGATATGAATATGATAATGATAGATGACAATTACAAGGATCATCTGATGCGTCACTGCCAAGTGAATAACTGGGAATTACCTGAATATAGGGTTTCTGGGCACCACGAGGGAGTCTTTTACATCGATATATACGTTCAAGATGCGTTCTTCGCGAGGGGTATCGCGAAAAGTAAAAAGCAGGCTGAACAAAATGGAGCGCGCAGTTATTTTGAAGCCCTAAGTACATATTCGAACTACGACTTTACTTAAACAATAGAAACCCTTGTAATTTAATATGCACCCAAACGTGAAAGCAGCGCTGGGGAGGGAGTATGCCGCCCAGAAGTCAGATGAGTGGCTCGCCCTCCGTGGTAATATGCTCACTGCTTCAGATGCAGCTACAGCCATCGGTGTGAATAAATATGAAACACCGGCTGAACTCCTACTAAAAAAATGTGGTCTCGGTGAAAAGTTTACCGGTAACGCGGCCACCCGCCACGGCGAGAAATATGAAGATGAAGCACGGATTCTATATGAAGAGCGACATGGGGAGGTTGTCCACGAACTCGGTCTCTGCCCCCATCCAGTGCACACCTGGTTGGGTGGCAGTCCAGACGGTGTATCCGAATCTGGGAAGTTGGTCGAGATTAAATGCCCCCCGATGCGCCAAATTATACCCGGTGAAGTGCCCATCCATTACATGCCCCAATTACAATTGTGTATGGAAATTTTAGACCTAGACGAAGCAGACTTTATACAGTATAAACCTGCCCTTACCAATTGGCCTAAACCTGAAGAATTTGACGTCGTTAATGTTAAGAGAGACCCCGAATGGTGGAAAACCAATCTCCCAATTATGAGGGAATTTTGGGATAAGGTTGTCTATTTTAGGGAACACTTAGATGAGCTTCCCCCACCAAGGGTCAAGAAAACCCGTGTGAAAAAGGAACTACCACCAGTTGTGTGTGAGATTGAAGTTCTCCCCGAGGAGGACTTCTATCGCGATGATTGAAGAGCTACTTCTTTCGTGCAATTTTACCCCTGACAGCAGACTGAATCTTCGTTGCGGCATCTTTGAGGACCATAAACTTTATTTCTTCGCGTTTCACATTAGCACGTGTGAACGGGTTCTTAAATATAATCTGGGTTTTGGGTTTATTATACGCACTGGTCGGGGACATCTTAGCCAGTTTTTGGAACGTGTATGGTGAAATATACTTATTGTACTTCCCCACCTTGTATTGGATAACCTTATTTCCATTTTTAAAATTGTCAAGGCTTCCCGCTTCATTCGTGGGCATATTCTTGACGAACTTTTTATCCCATTTGATCCTCGAGTTGTCATTTGAGTTGTTATTTGGTTTTTCGAGAAAACTGCTAATTCTAGCCATTCCTGCATTATAATTGTTATTCGAGTTGTTATTTGAGTTTGGGAAACCCTGATTCCGTGCCCAATTTGAATTTCGCCTATTCTGAGTTAGTTGGACATATCTGAGATAATTTTGTAATTGTTGTCTACTTGTTGGATATTTAAACCAACCAATCTGGGTAAGTTCGAAACCACGGTTGTCATGCCTGGGTGTGAAATTAGTATTTCCACTTGAAATCCAGTCTCTAAAGTCTTCTGTGTTCATGTTGTTTTGTGTCTCGAATATATATTCACCTATTTCTTGCCATCCAGGTGCATTCAAATCCATACTCCGAAATTGGTTGATTCCTGGAAAATTACGATATACTCTGTTTGAAGACGGCATCTTCTTATTTTTAGTAAATATTTTTTTGCACTACCTGAACAAGACTTCTATCGTGATGATTGAAGAGCTACTTCTTTCGTGTAATTTTAAGTATTTTTTTTCCTAAACTCCTGGCAGCAGACCGATAGGGTGTGGCCATCTTCTTAGCAGCTTTTTCATTCTTTTGTTTTTGCAA